TTGTAATACGGATACATATATTGGTCAAAGCGTCCCGGTGAAATCGAGTGTCCGCTCGACTCAACCTGGAGCAACATCTGTACAAACCAGAATACCTGGCAAGCCTCATAGAAGTTTCTTGCGCCGTGCTCCGGTGCATAGTCGCAGGTTTGCGCAATAATCTCAAGCTCCGCACGTCTTGCAGGGTCTTGCTCGGTTTTTGCCGTATCCTTTGCAAGTGCCGCATAACGCTTTGCGTATGTAATCGCGGCGTTGCAGCTTATGATAACGGCTTCCAAAAATTCATGCTTTTTGGAATAATTCGCATCGTAAACATTTATCGAAGCAAGCTCCTTTGCCGCCTCTTCGATAAGTCCCGAAAAGCCGCGTGCAATAACCTTTTCATACTGAACGGTCATGTGTCCGATACCGTTATAGAAATAGTTGCCCGGCGTAAAGATGTTGTGTGCCATTGCCGTGAGCGTTTCCGGTGCCATGTAGGCGGTCGCAAGCTCGCTCGTGGTTTTGTTTTCCCAATATTTGTAAACCTCACGCAAGGTGCGCTTGGTTTCCTCCGATACATAGAAAGGATCCGCCGCTCTCGTTTCAACGGTATCCAGCTCGTCCAAAAGCCACTGATATGAATATTCAGGGAAAACCTGACATCCGCGCGGCGCAATCGTTGCACTGCCGACAATCAGCTCTTCGTCACGAATTGTAATTGGTATATTTTCAAGTATGTGAGCGAATGCAAGTGCTCTGCGCTTTACAATCGGCTCATTTTCCGTCTGTTTGTAGCTTTCGGTGAGTAAAACCGCACGATCCGCTTCGATTTCAGGCATTTTTTCAAACAGGTTGTCTATCAATCGCGGTATTCTCGAAGATACGGGTATTCCTCCGCTGACAAATTCAGCCATAACTATAAAACACTCTCCTATCGCTTGTTATTTTTAATACAAAACCTTCGCCGCATGAACCCTTAAAAAGGCGCGGCTTTTATTATAAGTTTATAAAAATCACAGAGGTATTATATCACATTCAATTGCGCTTTTCAATAGATAAATATGCTTTTTGTTTCATAATTTTTGCAAAAAAAGATACATACCGCACAAGGTATGTATCTTCAAAACGCACGCGGCTTTTTCTTTCAAGCCGCCGTCAGCTTTTAAGCTTTGCAATTTCCTCCTTGAGTTCCTCAAGTGCCGCGTAAACCGCCGCACCGCTTACCGGCAGAGTGCCGCCCGATTTTATTTCGGTGTCGGTGCAGGATGTGACGGCATAGACAAGATTTGACGGTGTGATAGGACGATACGCGTTCGTGTGACTGTTTATTTCGGCGTTCGTAGCTCCGCCGATTGTAAAAGTTCCGTTCGACGAAATCCCAACGCCGTAATAATAGCTTGTTTTTCCGATGCCTGCCTTTGATGTTGTGGCATAGTCCGTTCTTTTGACATAATCAGCTAAATCCGCGCTTTTGGCATATTCGCTTAAATTCACGCTTGCCGAAAGCTTGTCCCAGCCCTGATTTGTCCAAACGATATTGTCGCCTTCGCTTACCGTGATTACGGGCAATGTTATACCCGTAATTTTAACATTAAGGGCACTCACTTCATCTTCTGATGTGTCGCTCGGTTCCCAATCTTCGAGTCCGCTGTTGTTGCTGAGGATAAATATATTGCCGCCCCACATATCCGATATGCCGCTGCTTATAAAGTCGTTGTCGGAATTTATATCAAGCGCACATTTTTCGCTCACCATTTCCAAAAACTTAACCGCGTCATCTGTGGTCACATCTTTAACTTGCACGTAGTATGTTTGGTTCATGCTGTCCCAACCGTATTCAACAGGGACTTCCAGGAAAAAGCTTCCGCTTGCCGCTTCGCCGTCGGATGACATATTGTAGACATCACCTACTTCATTGCCGCCCGGTAAATCTATCGGCGCGATTGAACCGCACACACGGTATACGGATGACAGTTTATTATGTATTTCCTCAACATCTGTCTTATCAGCCTTTTCGTCAAGCTCGGTTTTGTCGGCTTTCGCTTCGAGCTTTTCGTCTGTAGTAGCTTTGTCGTACACATCATCCGTCTTGACGTATTCGCTCAAATCAACCTTTTGCGTTTCAAGCGGATACGCCTGCTTGCTTGTACTGTCCCACCAGTAGTCGGGTACGCCTGTATCACGGATATACAGGTTGTCGCCCATATTCAAGCCGTCGACAAACTCTTTCTCGGCAAGCGCGGCTTGCATATCCTCGTATGTGTCAAACACGTACCCGGTAGCTCTGCCTTTGGCTATGGTTTGTGCTGTTTCCGCTGTTATCATTGCATTATTCGCCGTCTCTTTCGCGCTGCTCGCCGTGTTGAGTGCGTCCCATGAGACGGTTTCTACGCTTGATATTTTTTCTTCAACATCCGCCGCATCGGCTTTTGTTGCAAGCTTTTCGTCTGTTTCGGCTTTTGTGTAAACCTCCGAGGCACTCGCCTTGTCCGAAACCGCCGCCAATGCTTTTTCAGCCGCTTCGGTTGCCGCACTTGTATCGGCTTCATAGCCGGATAACAGATTTTCCACTTTAGCCAGATAGCTCTCGGGTTCTGTTTCGCTTGATATAGGCGAGTCAATATCGCCGTAACCGTTTTCACCGATACTGATATGTACGCTGTTTGTCGGCAAAAACTTCTCAATTTCGCCTGTATCGGTATATTCGTACCCTGCAAGCGCAATATCAAAGCCGCCTTGCACTATCACCTCATGCGGTACACGCGCCGCTCCGTCCGTTATTTCCGCCGTGTACCAGTCGCTGTCTGCGGTTTTAAATCGCAATTGCGATATAAGGCTTGTATCAATGCCGCTTGTAGGCAACAGCACCTGCAATACGCCGATAGAACCGCTGTATAACAGCGGATATTCAGCTTCAAGCCGTTGACCGCTGATAAATAATTGTATGTTCATGTTGTCACCTCTAAGCTTTCAATATGTGCTTTTATCATAAACAATATTTGCTCAATTGCGTTTAGGTTGTCGTATTTCATAATAGTTGTCGGTATTTCAGGTGTATTGCTTACGCCGCTTGCCGTAACTAATTCTTGTACGTTGCCGATTATGCGGCTTTGTGCCGATACTGTTATGCAGTCGCTATAGCTCCAATTTAGTTTATAGGTTAAGCCGCTTACGTCTAACAAGTCTGCCAGATATTGAGTGTTTCCCTCAATACGGTTTAAATCTGACGGATTTAAAAAGCCTTTCAAGTCGCTTGTTGTCGGTGTGCCGCCTGCCGCTATCAATTCGCGCCATTCTTCAAGCGTATGTTTCGCCCAGTCTACATCTACCCACGTTCGGTCGAAAATAGGTTCAGTCCATGTCATTCTACAATTCGCCCCTCTCCGCTTGCCTTGAAAGCACCCGTGAACGTCAAATCAATTGATGTAACGCGCATTTTCTCGGTGGTAAACTTGTTTTCGAGCAATACGACATCGCAAGGGTCAAGCCGTGGGTCTGCTCGCCAACTGCCTAAAGTTATCTCTTTGCGCGTTCCGTACCATGCCGCCGCCCATTTTGAAACGCTTGCCGCCATTTCTTCCGATGTTATCAGCGGATTATCAATTGTGAGTGCTTCAGTACCGTTTTCGTCAAATGTATAATTATAGTCCTCTACCAAAGAAGTTATTTCTTTCCCTTTGATTGTGATTGTACCACTATCAATCTTTGTGTGGAACTCAATAATAATTTTGTTTGCGTTCTTGCTTTGTATGTCATAATCATCGTCCGGCATAAAAGTTGTTGAGCCTTTAGATATTTTTATACTGGTAACGACAGCAGGAGTTTTCAATACAAAAGTCAATATTTCGTTTTCTTTTGCTTCAATATTGCTTTTGTATATAGTGCTTTCATCATAAGCCTGATAATAATCATACACTTTTGTTGTAACTGTTCCGAGCGTTGATTGTACCGTGGATATTTCCGGATATTCAAAGCTGTTATTCCCGGTTATTGAATAATCAATTTCGTCATCACTCGGAACTTCGCCTATAGGCTTGATTTGCAATACGCCGTTTCGGTCGGCATACATTATACATTGTGCCGCCTGCGCTATGTATTGCAAGCATTCAGCATTTGTTGCCGTTTGCGAAAAAATTGCCTGTGTCGTAACATCTTTCAAGCTCGTATCTATTTCAAGCAATTTGTTGCTGATACCTGCCGATGTGGTGAAAATCGCGCTTGCCAAATCGTACAACGACCATTTTTTATACTCGTTCTCAGCAAAAGGACCGCTCAGTTTTGCAAAGACATCACGCGCCGTGAAGTTTGCTTCAACTCCGTTTTGCGGTATTTCCCATTCGGTCAAATAATATGTGCCGCCTTTGATGTACTCTTTGGTGCAATCGTCAATCTTAAAGCCGTATCGCAAATATATTTCTTGATACAGCGATAAATAGTCATACAAACCGTCTGGATTGTTCGGGTCGAATTGCAAATCGGTATTATCAATACTGAAAGTTATCTGACCTGTCGGAAGCTCCGAACCTATAGGTTCAACTGTTTGTTCTTCCGCAAAAGCGGTTAGCTCTGATTTTGTGAAAACTTTTTTCAATCCTAAATATACATCCGATATACGAGCGCGGCGATAGGGAAGACACCATTCAATTATGTTGATATTAAAGCTGTCATATCCGCCTGCTATAGCTTCATCCGGTATTTTCACAAAATTTGTAGTATCTTTAACATTTTTGTCAAACTCAACATTGCCCACTTGTATATTGTTTTTCCAAAAGGTAACATTAAATTTTTTCGGATAATCACCGACTTGTTCGCCCCATACAATAGTTATATACGGTATCTGCGGTGTTACGGTTGTTTGCGGTGTTATGTATACTCTTTGCTGAAGTTGCATATCAGTTCCCGAAAGCTCATTGCTTGCATAGCCGACAAAGCCGTAATCATCTTTGCTATCGGGAACGGTCGTAAACGAGCCGTCAAGCAAAATCAAATTTTGTTCCAATAGCGCATATAACGGTACATCGCAATTGACATTTGTGTTTGAAACAATTTGATTTGCGCTTGATACCTCGTATTCTTCGGCTTTATTCTCATCATTTACAATATACGAAGCCTTGGCGGTAGAATTTACGGTAGCGGTTGTATCGCCTATATTGAGCGATATATCTACATACCCTTCATTTACGAGCTGTTCTTTTTGTATGTCAAGCCATTCCTGTGATACTTCTTGCATACCTCTACACCTCAATCAAATTAAGCTTGCAATTTGTCCAACCCATGACCTTGCCTGTTTTGGAATTGCGCCGCCATAGTCCAGCACTTCTGTCGCTGACATACATTTTTCGCTTTGCAAAATCGCCCGTAGACTGGTTGAAAAATGTAACGTAGTTGTAGAAGTTGCCGCCCGAAGTCGGATTGAAGCATGACAAGACTTTTGACCAATCCTCAACTGTTAAATACTTCCATGACAATTCTACCTTTGCGACGTCGTCCCTTATAACCGAGCCTATAACAACGCCGTTTGTGTTTCGTCCGCTGTCAACGAGTGTTGAAGTGTTGCCTGAATATGTAGCCGGTTCGGGGAACTCATAGTTCCCCACCGTTACCAGACTTTGAAAATCCATTACAAAACACCCCCGGAATATATAGTCGCGCCGCGTGTTCTTTGACGTTCTTCAACCGCCGCCGTTATCTGCTTGCCGTCCAAGTAAACATATACGGCATTGTTGTCATTGCCTTGCATTTTTGACATTGCCGCAAGGACTGCTTCATAAACGCCCTCGGAAACACTTTCAACGATTTGGTCATTGTTTACGACCGCCGTTCGACTGCCGATTGAGCCGACAAGCTCCGCGCCTGCTTCACGTGCAACAAACATTTGACCATTATCGACAAAACCGCCTGTCGCATACCATTTCACATTAAGTTTCGGTATGCTTGTAGGCAAGTTAAGTGCTTCCAAAGCTTGAGCGATTATGCCTGTAGCTTCTGTATCACCGGAAGTCCATTCAAAATGCGGTAATTTGAAATCTAATTGTGAAAGTGATAAACTATCCCACCATTTTTGAAGCGTGTCCCATGCAGAACTAAACCCGTCTTTAATTCTGTCAAAAAGCGTTTCGTAATCGTCTTCTTTGATGTTATCACTTATACCCTTTTCCAAACCTTTTGCAAGGCTTTTTCCGTAATCGTCTGTCACCGTTGAAGTATTATTGTCAATGCCGAACGACGATTTAAACGCTGTCGTAAACGGTGTGAAAACATTCGAGTTTATCCATGCCGGTATGGTTGTGAATACGCTTGCAATTCCTTTTAGCAAGCCTTCGCCGATAAACTCGCCTTGCTCTTGCATAACGCGTGACGGCGAATGAATGTCAAACTTCTCTTGTATACTGTTAGTAAGAGGTTGTTTTATTTCGTTCTCGGTATACATTGAAATCTTTTGCGGTGCAAATTCGCTTGCAATTCCTTCTTTTATGCCTGCGCCTATGTTTGCGCCGTAATCCTGAGCGACTGATTGTACGTTAGCACCGTCATCCAGAAACGCCAGTTTGGAAATGGTAACGCCCAATACTGCGCCGATACCTATGCCAATCATGGCGCCTGACGCGCCGCCTATAATTGCACCTATAATTCCACCGGTTATTGCATATATAGCCACAACCACCATTCTTTTTACTTCGGTCGCGCTAATTTGACCATCGTTGTTAAAGAAAAAGTTTGAAAGAACCACGCCCAAATACGCGAAACAAGAAAAACCAATACCTGCGGCTTGCACACTTTTTCCTATATATGCTCCTAAAATGCCACCCGTTATTCCAAAAACAGCCGCTATTACTATTGTAGCTATTTCTTCTTTGCCGAGTACGCCGTCATTATCAAACATTAAATTTGTAAGCGTCATACCAAAAAATGCAAAAGCAGAAAAACCAATGCCTGCAGCTCGCACACTTTTCCCGGTATACGCGCCTATAATGCCGCCTGTTATCCCGAAAACAGCTATTGTTACAAGATTAGCTATTTCTTCCTTGCTAAGCTCGCCGTCATTGTCGAAAAACAATTTAGAAACGAGCAAGCTAAGACCGGCACCGGCGGAAAAGCCGAGAGCCGCGCCGCCTATGCCGCCGGTTGAGCCCAAAACACTGCCTGCCAAACCCAAAACTACCGCGGTTATGGCTTTTGCTACTTCTTCCTTGCTAAGCTCGCCGTCATTGTTAAAAGTAGCTATATCAAACAAAATCCCCAAACCTGCACCGATAATAGACCCCACCAACGCGCCGCCTACACCGCCAAATTCCCAACCGATAATAGCACCTGTTATTGCTCCAAGCCCAACACTAATCTTTTTTAAGATTGTTTCGGCATTTAAATCATCCCAGTTGAAAAATACATCATCAAAGGTCAGCTTTACCTTTGCGGCAAAATCCGCAATTCCGTTTTCTATTCCAACTTCCTCGAACATATCGCTATAGTCCGGCGTTGTAGTGTTGCTACTGCTGAGCGCAGAGCTACTGTCCGACAAAATGTTCAGTTCATCAAAGCTTGCAGTCAAGTCTTTTAATGCTTTTGCTTCATCTGATGTGCTTTTCGCCGCCGAGCTTGCCGCTGATGCGTATTGTGTCTGCACCTTTACCGCTTTTGTCCATGTTGATTTGCCGCTCAACGCTGAAAAAAGCTGATTTAGCCAATTAAGCAAGGATACGATTTTGTCAATCACAAAATCAAGAGCCGGAACAAAGCTTTCAACAAGAGGCGAAGCCGTTGCACCGATACTGTTTTTAAAATACAACATACTTGTTGAAGCTTTATCAAGAGAGTTTGCAAAACTGCCGCTTAACGCTTTGCTGTACTGGTAAAGGTCATTTATACCCGTTTTAATTCCGTTTGTGATTGAAGACAATACCGCACGAATTGCACGATATTTTGCTATACGAACAAAAGAGGAATACAAGCCGGCAAATGCAGACATTGAGTCTTTTGCCGCTTTTCCCAAATCTCTAAGCTTCGCTCGAAAATCTTTAACGTCCGCGTCCCCGGTTTTCGGATGTTTGGGCGTTACCTCGCCGGGCGTTACATCTCCGTCACCTGTACCGCCGCCGCTCGTTCGACCTGCCGCTTCTTGCAACTCTTTCACTTTTGCAATCGTTTCATCAAGCTTTTTCGTGTTCATGTTTGAAAAATCAATCACACCAAGCCGCATTAGTTGATTTATGGTTTTCTCCAAACCTTTTATGTTTGTAAGGCTTGCAACGCTTTGAGCAAGCTTGCTGATGTTTTCCAAGCCTGCGCCGTCTATGCTTGCAAGTAATTGTGAAGCAATTTTCACGTTTTGCGCCATTGCATTTATTTTGCTTGTGTCCATGCTTCCCAACGTATCGAAAGCGTTCCCTGTTGTCTTTAAGCTCGCCGCAAACGACTTTATTTTTTCCAAACCGCTTGTATTTAGTCCGGATAAAATACCGCGTGAGCGTTTTAAACTTGCCGCAAAGGATTGTATCTTTTGCGCCGAACCGGTATTAAAACCTTTAGCAACAGCAGATAATTCCGTAAGCGTGTTTCTCAGCTTCTTCAAGTTGCTTGTTGCCGATGTTGTGTCGGCGACTATTTGGACACTTAAAGTATCTACATTAACGTCCGCCATGTTATCCCTCCTTTCCGTTTTCTTTTAAAACCGCTTTTCTGCGTTTTCCCTCTTCTTCAAGCCTTTTCATCATTGCTTTTGCTTTTTCATACTGAAGCTTTTCTTCGCGTTCTTGTTTCTCGCGAACCTGCTTTTGCGTAATCGGATAAGGTTCTTTCGCGTAAGGTAAAGGCTTTGACGGCTTCAATTCTCGAAAATACGGAGCGACAGCACATAAAGCGTCATAGATGTACGCGCCTTGCAACCACAATTCTTCATTGCGCCTACGGCGGCGTATCTCGTCCGCTTCGCGATATACTCTTGTCAAGTCGCTACTGCCGTTCCAGTATTCATCACTTGTCATTCCCATAGCAAGATATTGCGGAAAGCATTTCTCGAAAACAGCTGTCATAAAATACTTTGCTTTGAGCAGTTCTTTTTCTTCTTCGTTATCGGGAAGTGAGCCTGTTATTCGTTCTCGCTCGTCCAGTTCGCTTCCCACGTTGCGTTTCCCTCATCTTCCTCAGGGTCGCCGATAAGCGACTGCAACGGTTCGTTATACAACTCACCAAGCTTTGATACCAAGCCAAGTTTGTTAGGCAAGTGTGCATAAATATCATCTACAATATCCTGCTTGATGAACGGATGATGAGCCTGGAACGCACCTGCAAACAACGCCGGAAGCACCGTTAAGGGTTTATCTTCTATATCCTTGACATAAACTCCCGACTGCTCAAGCTTTTTTGCCGTTCTCTTAGTATATTCAAGCGTGTATTCTTTGCCCTGATATGATATTACTAATTGCTTTGCCATTTTATATATCTCCTTTTATTTAGTCGTTGTCAAATTCAATTTCTCCCGAACGCGCAATACTAATTTCCATTTCGGCAACAGTATTAGACTCGGCACCGGTAGGGAAAACCACCATCTGACCTTTAAACTTCCATTTGCCATCTTCGCCTGTCGGCACTAATGTACTGCCCGAACCTGTAGCGCCGAACCATACAGCGAACTCATATTCAGTTCCTTCCAGCTCTTTAAGCCTTTTATATTCAGAAAGGTCATAAAGGGCGGTAAAGGTCATAGCATCACCGCTTTGTATGCCCGGTATCTGTGTTGTTATGCCGTCTGACAAAGTGGTTGTATCCAGCATTTCGGGTTCGCCACCTAAATTAGGATAATTCCTTATATCAATCAGCTTTTCAAAAGTTGCCGAGCTTGTTTTTTTGTACATCAAAAATGTCTTGTACGAGCTTCTTGCCATTGTTTTCTACCTCCTAAAAATTGTTTTATCTTTTGATATCCTCGCCGTATATCTGCCGACAATTCTGTATATATCGGCATTATCGGGCGTAATTTGTGTCATTGTTGTGCGCGTAAATCCCATATCAAGGAAAATATTATCAACCGCCGCAAACAGCTTTTTGCCGCTTGTTTTGGAGCTTGCATATACATTTACCTCATACATAACATCAACATGATTTTCCGTGCTTCCGCTGTCGCGCGTTGCCGTAACGGCGTAATTGTCGGCTTCAAGCACCGTTACACACGGCAATGTTGCCGGTATAGGCTTGCCGAAGCCTTGCACGCTGATGTTGTCAAACTGTTTTTCGAGGGTGGTTTTCAATTCTGTAAACACTTCGTTTTCAATGTCAATCATTCGCGAAAATCTCCCTTGCTATTTGTTCTGCATTTTCTCGCATGGTTTTTGCCGCGTCATACATAGCTCTTGTAGGTTCATTACCGGATGTTATAACAACCGTGCCGCGTTTTGTCGTTTTCACCTGTCCGCCTGCGCTAAGCGAACCGCCGTTATCGTAATATCCCCATTTCTTATTTTTGCCGCGCCCTTTGCCGTATGTGCCATGTATCATTCCGAGTTCCGCGCCTTTCGGATGTTCCGAATGAAACACCCCTGCGCCAAACTCGATAAAGGCTACGCTGTCGCCTATAGCGGTAACGGCAAGCGTGTTGTCCGATACCCATTGTGGACTTCCCCCTACAACTACATCGTTAATACCGTCATATTTAGCGTTTGCAAACTCTATCTTTGCAACATCTATGCCTATCTTTGCCAACCGTTCCATGAAAAGCTTCTTTTTCGCGTTGAAATTGTTTTCTATTCTCTCAAGCTCAATCACAAACTCCGAAAGGTCATTTATTGAACATTTAATTTGTTTCATGTCAAACAATCCTTTCAAGATAATATGCAACCGTGTTGAAAGAACGCGAAACGCCTTTAACGCGATAATCGTATTTCATTTGCCCTGCGTTATCGTATTCAAGCGGTATATCTATGCAGAAAACGGAATATTCATCAGCTGTGCAATTCGGGTCGTCATAAATAACCGTTTTGTCGTATCCCAAAGCCATGTTATAGCCGTTAATCACCGTGTATCCGCTTGCCGTCGAAACGCTCGCTTTAATCGCTATAGGTTCGCTGTATCTTTGTACCGTATCGCCTGTATAGTTGCCGTCATCGTCTGTCAAATCCTCGGTGTTCAAATACCGCGCATAATATATCTGTCGTTTATTTCGCTGTAAGCATCTCATGTTATTACACCTGCCGTTGGTATAATGTCTTTCAGCATTGACGGCGGCACTCCTGCGCTTTCATAGCTACGGCTAACGCCGTTTTCACTATGCGATATTTCGCCCTCGCCGCCGCGCTTGTTTATGAGATAACAAGCAATTTCAAGCTGATTTGACACATATTTCTCGGGAACGTCCTCTTCATCCGTACCGAAAGGGAACGCTTTATGCAATATCGCGTTTTTGGCAAGATAAAGTGAGGTGAGCAATATATTTTCGTCACTCTCACCGCTTAATGCTTTCAGCATTTCTAATTTTTGAGTATTCAACATACTGCTCACCTCTGCGCTATGCTTTTTCTTTTTCTGTAGTCACGGTATAGCCCTTACCTGTAAAGGTCTCTGCGACTGCCGTATCACTTGTTTTGAAAGTCTGAACAAGCTTTCCTTTCTTTTCGTCCCAAATGCCGCCGTTTTTGGCTTTGCTTTTAATGACGTACACAATCAGTCACCGCCTTACTTCGTGGCAAGCCCCGTAATAGTACCGTGCAAGAATGCCGGACCGTGTGCAAGTCCGATTTGACCGTAAATCTGCTTTTTTTCTGCCGCGCCGGTCTTTGACAAATCTTCAAGGAACAATACGCCTTTATCGGGTACTTCCTGGAATACCGGCGCAATATGTGCGACATCAGCAATCAGAATTGTATCTGCCGGTACAAACGAATCATAAACAACGCCCATACGGAAGAAGTCGGTTTCAATCTCGGTTATGTTCATGCCGCCGACATTTCGTGTAGCCGGTGTATTATAGCCGACCTGCTTTTCGTAAAGCTCGGTGATTTTCTGCTTTTGTGTCGAATTGCAGAAAAGAACCATATTGTCAAAAGCCGCACCGCCGTCTGCCATAGCCTTATAAAGCTCTTTAAGCAAGGCGGTTGAAAGCTCTGCATTTGCCGCCGCAACGGTAGTACCTGTCGAACACAATTCAACCAGTCCCCTTGTTTTGTTGGCAACATTTGCACTTGTTGCTTTCTGATATACACCGTTGATAAAGGTGTATTCCACATCACGCGCAATCTTTATCAATCTCTGCGTAATCTGCCAGTCAAGCTCGCTCGGGGGATTAGCATCCTGATTTGCGCTGTTGATACCCGACAGCTTGCCGCTGTTTGCCATTTTTGCATAAGTAACTGCAACTGTTTCCTGGAATATCTGCGTTACGTTCGTTTCCTGCGCTCTTACAAGTGCCGTGCTTGACGGTGCAGTTTCTGAAGCCGTTTCGGAAATCTCCGGCTGTTCGGGAGTGGGGAACTCATACAATACGCCTGTTGCAAATTCATCATTCTGCGACATCATGCCGCCCGTAAGTCCGCCAATCATTGACAAGAGCGGTGTTTGTGTGGGTGAAGCCGTGAACAATTCACCCGAATAGTTAGGCAAGTTCCATGTATTGCCTGTACCGGTTACATTTGTAGCCATTTTTCATCATCCTTTCTTTAAATCAAAAATATACCCTCGGCGGCGGCTTCTCGTTTGATAGCTACCGCTTCCGCTGTGTTTCCGCTTTTTCTTGCAGTTGCAAGCCTCTGCTCGAAATCGCCGTTATTTTCTGTTTTGCCTGCCGGCGGCGTTGGTGTATCACCCAACAATTTCGCCTTGAAAGTTTTGTCGTGCGCTTCAAGAAATTTACTCTGATTTGCAAAAACCTTGTCCATGTCGCCGTCTGCCAATGCTACCGCTGTTTCCGCCGCAAGCTCGGAAGCATATCCCTGTGATACAAGGCTTGTTTGATATGCGCTTATTGTCTTTTCGCGTTTCAGCGTTTCAAGCTCTGTTGACATCTGTTTAATGCGCTCTTCGTTTTCCTGTTTGCGCTGTTCTTCTTCGCCTAAGGAAGCGTTGTATTTCTTCTTCCAATCCGCGGCTTCGGTGTTTGCTTTAGAAAGAGCGTTCTTGTAGCGTTCAGCTTCCGCCGTGTTATCGGTATACTCGAACCCCTCTAACGCCGCAACCTTTTCTTCGGCTGTCATTGTTTCGTACCCCTCAATTGATGTAATGTCAATTTTCGGCATTTCGCCACCTCCTGCGTTTTTTAGACTTCACTGTCATTTTGTTTTCTGTTTTTTCTCGTCTTGTCTGACGTTCGCGTTTTTGCGACTTCACTGTCGAATATTTATGCCTTATCGGCGTAATATACAAAAAAAGGAGCTAAGAACAAGTTAATGTTCATAGCTCCGTTTAGCTGTCCCTTTTGTCTGTTTACAAAAGGCAATATTAAAATGTCGTTTTGCTCTTTACTTTTCGTTGTATCTCAACAACAACAAGTTTGCCGTTTTCTTTCTTTAGTTCAACCGCATTGCCACGTTTGAGTATCTGCCCTATATGCTGTTGTGCTTCATCTGATATAATGCTCATTCAAACCCCCGTTACACCGGTACTAAATAGCACCTGCAATTCCAATGCGGCTTCGGCGGTATCTCATCTATGTTATAGATTTTCCCGTGTCTGCCTTTACAAATATTACAACGCCTTTCATCGGCGACCGTAAGCCATTTCACGCGGCGTATACCCATATCCCTATAGGCTGACAGAACCGCTTCGTCTGTTACCGTAACGGCATATTGTGCCGCCATTGACGACCATAAGCGCAATGCCGTTTTAGTCGCTTCATTGATATTTTCGCTTGCTATAACGCTTTCTTCAAAACGCGCTCGTTTGCGGTCAATCTCGTTTACATAAACGTATTTTGTTACCGCGTCATAGTTTTCAAGAATTAACAACAACCATTCATTGCCTATTTCCTTTGAACGCTTGCCTTTAGTATCGGCATATGTCTTTTGCGCCAATTGCAATAGCGCAGTTCTTGTTATCCCGTCAAGCTCTGAATACATCTCAACCGAAGCACTTATCACATTCAGTTCATCAGCGGCAACAAGGTTGCTCTTTGCCTTTGAAAAGATTGATAAAAACTTTTTATTGAGATATTTTATGGTTTTGTCGGTGTTGTCATATCTGTTCATCGTTGTTATCTTTATCTGTGCTGTTGTTTATGTTTTGCTTCTCTTCATTTGCTTTTTGCTCGTTAAAGTTAATCAAATCTTCTTCAGCTTCCGCTTTTTTCTTCTCCGCATAGTCCATGCTCTCTTTATATGCAAGCTCAGGGTCGGCGAACATTCCGCAATGCGCAAAAGCTAAACGCGGATGTATCATGTCGCTACTAAGCATAGTTGTAAGCACCTGCGCCTTTTGTTGTATGTTTTCATAATTGCGGCGCGTAAATCTTATTTCTATATCCGACAACTTCAATTTCGTATTCCTAAGCGTGTTTGAGATGTTCAAAACCAATCTCAAAAATCTTTTTTCGGACAGCTTGAACATCAGTTCGCTTTCCTTTGCTCGCGCTTCCGCATCCGACCAACCGTCGCGCATTATAACCGCCGACCCTGTATCGCTGGTAGAACTGCGCGACGGTTGGTCGG